CATTTTTGCACCATCGCTGGTAAATGTTAGACCGTATTGGTTAGTATCACCAGTAGCCTTTCTTTGGACAAAACTTACAGTGCTTACGTCCCAAGGAGTGGAAAGATCATATTCATTTATATCATCACCGGTATAACCCGCTACATACATCTTTGTACCGTCAGGTTTAAACCTTACGGCCGTGGGAGTTGTTTCTTGTGCACCAACAGAGAAATTCTGATTGTACGAAGCAGTGCTTATGTTCCAAGGAGTGGAAAGATCATATTCATTTACATCGTCTCCTGTCGAACCCGTTACATACATCTTTGTACCGTCAGGTTTAAACTCAATACCGTATGGCGTGGTTTCTTGAGCACCTACTGAAAAATTTTGTGAAAATACTCCTGTTGATACATCAAAAGGAGTGGACATATTATATTCATTCACATCGTCTCCAGTAGAACCAATAATATAGAATTTTATTCCATCTGGTTTTACATATATTCCGTGTGGAGCGGTTTCTTGATCACCAAGATATAATTTTTTAGCTCTGGGAACTGCGGTTGAAAGATCCCAAGGAGTTGATAAATCAAATTGCTCAGGTGGTACAAAATTGCTATTATTAGCATCATAATAAGAAATATACATTTTTGTACCATCATAATTAAATGCAGTATTCAAATAATAATGTATTGGCCCCCAATCCAATTGAAGAAGTGTAGTATATGAAGCAGTAGATGGTTCATATGGAGTTGTTAAGTCATATTGTTGTATTTCAGAATTTGTCCTGGTAGATCCATCACTAACATATATTTTACGTCCATTATCACCATAGCTTATACTTGGGTAATTTACATGATAAAATGGACTATTAAATGAATAGTTTCTTCTCCACTGATAATCATCTATATTATCCGTCTTTTCAATTTTTACCACATTATCAGATGGAGTATAAACACCACCCCAGTCTGTTCTATCTGTGTTTCCACCAATTCTTCCAAGTTTCATCAGGAAATCTCCTCGTAACCAATTATAAGTTCAAGGTCACTAGCAGTACTAGCTACTGCACGAATTGAATCTCCTTCTTCTAGATAAAAATAAGTTTCTTTTGTGCTAAGAATTTGTGTAGCGTCGGCAGGTACTGCAATCGTTTTGGCAATATATCGATCAGTTGCACCATCGTAAATACTGACACTAATGTCAGCACTGTTCACACCATCTACATTGGCGCAAAAGATTGAATTAACCTTTAGTACTTTGCCGCTAGCAGCAGCATTACTGAGAGCAGCTGCTAAAGATGCTGTGACTGCATATCTAGCAGTTTTACCAGTAATAGTAGTTGGACTTTTTAAATTTGGGGCTGCCATTTTATTACCTTTATAGTTGTATTTAGAATATCATTCCCATAATTACTGGATCTGGACCTGATGAACCTCCAGAAACTCCAGTTAAATTAGAACCATCACCATAAAAGGATGTAGCACTAACAACTCCAACAACGTTTAGCTTAGTGGCAGGATTTGTTGTTCCTATACCAATATTTCCATCAACAGAACTTAATCCATTATCAGAAACAAGATTTGCAGTTTGTCTGACTAAACTCACGTCCAAGTTCCTATATTGTTTATGATATTATTTATAAAGATAATTCGGGAATATCTGGATAAGAAATACTAAAGGGATTCGACTGAGCAACTGGCAAATCTCTAAGTTCTTGACGATATGATACCCATTCTTCTTTATTTGTCAGTCCTAAATTGTAATCACCAATTTGAGTCCAGTCACTTTCTTTGAGTAATTGATTTCTTTGTTCTCTTACTTTATTCCACTGATCTTCAAGTTCTTGTGTATTATAAGGTCTTACAGTAAACTCAGTTCCGTTCCACTCAATAGTTTGTGTTTCTGAATCATAATCTGGATATTCATAAGGACCAGTATATCCAGCAGAAGAAATTTCATCAGCAGTAAAAGTTGATGAATCAGTTCTTGTGGATCCATCTTGGATCCTAATACGAAATGGAAGATGTTCGGGTTTTAAACCTTGATAAGAATATAGAGTCATTGTGGTAAAGAGAATTTATTATACCCAAGGAACATAAAGTAAAGAAGATGGATTGCCTAGTACCATATCTTGAATAACTAGTCCATTACTACTATTATTTGCTGTAAGTGTTCCACTACCACTAGAAGCAGTGAGTGGAATAGTAAATTGTGTGGTAGTGAAACTTACTGCTCCACTAGTCTCTGTAAGACCAGTTCCACTAACTGTCCAGTTAACATTGATTCCAGATACACGTTGCAATCGTAAATAAATACTAGGATAAGTAACTATATTAAAATTGTTCCAGGTGAAAGACCAACTAGATCCAGATGAACCAGGAAATTGAAAATCATATGTACGGTCTGTAATCTTGTTTTGAAATGATGCATTATTTAATACAGTTTTAAGATTTTCAAGAGTTACTGCCACACTTACACTATTAAGATTAATATTATTAATAGATCCAACAGAAGATGTTGACCATGATGCAACTGGTCCAGGCCATAAGTTCTGTCTGGCTGCTTGAATCTGCTCTTCCATCGTCCATATTCCAGGAACACTTTGGTCAACACTTGTGGTTCTTGATTTACCAAACAACCCACCACTTGATGAATACATCAGGTGAACTCCGTTGTATTAATGAGCAACTGCAAATCATTGTCAGCAGATGCTTGTGAATAAATTGACCATCCTTCTTCCAACCAGAATCCAGTGTCTTTGATAATCACCAACTGCGTTGCATCTGCTGGAACTGCAAGTGTTTTACAAATATATCCATGTGTTGAACCATCATATACTGATACAGAAATATCAGCAGCATTAGATCCATCTACATTACTACAAATAATAGATTCTACACGAATAGCTTTATTGCTACTTGAACTATTAGCAAGTGCAGATGAAAGAGTCGTGGTTACACCAACAATCACAGGTGACTTGGGTGTAATAGTATTGGGACTGACTATGTTAGGTGTTGCCATTATTTAAAAAACAATATTTGCGACAATTGGGTTTATTCCAGATGAGGAACCTTCTATATTTATAGTAGCGACACCAGAAGAGACTGTAACCGAAGAAATTCCTGATCCAGCAAAATTTATGGTTTTTGCACTACCAACTAAAGAACCACCAGATTGAATACCAACATTAAAATTATGAAACGTAAAAGCAATAATTTCTACAATGTCACCAGCAGCTGCCCCATCATTCAATATAACTGTGGATCCAGAAGTGGCATCATACAAATCATCAGTAAGTTTTACACCGTTCAAATAAACATCAACATAACCAATCTCATAAGTTGCTGCAAAGGATGTTTGTCCATCAGTTGCAGTATACTTTGATGATGCTTTATTTGCAACATTATTTGCAGAATCTGCTTCTGATGGTTCAATGAATGTAAATGAAATAATTTCTATAACATCATTAGCAGCTGCACCATCATTTAGAACAATAGAAGTTCCAGATGTAGAAGTATACAAATCTGTGGTAAGTTTTACTCCGTTCAAGTAAACATCAACATAACCAATAGCATAAGATGCTACAAAGGTTGTTTGGTTAGCACCTGCAATATACTTTACTACCGACTTTGATGCACCATTGAAATTAGTATTAATTAACCCAGATGCATCACCATAATAAGTAATAATACCAGAAGTTGCTGTTACAATACCTGATGATATTTGTAAAGTTCCTAATGTACTGATACCAGAAATTGATAATGAGGTTCCTACAATATTAGTACCAGATATACCACCACCAGTAAATTCACCATAAACATTACTATAAAGTCTTTCAGCAGTTAAAACTCCAACAACATTAACATTACCATTAACATCAAGAGTTGCTATTGGTTGTGTAGAACCAATACCAACACTACCAGTAGAAGGAACATAAACAAAACCAGTTTGAGCAATACCAAGTGTAGTAACACCAACATTAGAAGCAAAGGTTGGATATACTGGGTCACCTGTAACTTCTTGTGCGATTATACTTACACCAGTAACTCCATCCAGTCCAGAACCATCACCAAAAAATTGTGCTGCGGTTACAATACCAGAAAATACTGCATTTCCATCAGCAGTTAATGTGGTTGCAGTCCCAGGATATCCAATATCTATTCCAGAACGAGCAGTAACTAAACCAATAGCATCAACATTAGTTACATCATCATAAGTAACTGTTCCTGCAGCTGAAATATTTCCACTTACATTTATATTTCCATAAACATCAAGAACTGTTTCATTATCAGTATATTCATCGACACCTATTCTTAGATTTCTTTTATAATTCATCTATAGAATCCTCAGATAAGTGTTTCTAGAACTGTAACTGTCACATGAATATCATCATTTACACTAGAAGATAATTTAAAAATATCACCAGGATTTAAAGTATATCTGCCAGTCGTCATTTCTATTGTATCGTGCGAAGCAATTGGTTTTTGATATGCTGCATATGTCGTGACTGCAATACCAGAAACCTCCCTTTCAAGAGAAAGTGTCACATCTTGCGAAGATGAATCAATATTTGTTGCCTGCGAACAAAGAACTACAGCATTATATCCAGCAGGAGCAGTATAAATTCCCACAGGAGATGTGGTTGCAATAACAGGGACCGTAACATAATTATTGAGTGCTAATGCCATTTTTTTTATAATGCTCCTAATGAAAGTATGTATGGTGTTATAGTTGATACTAAACTTTTTTCATATGCTTGTCCCGTGATGCTGCTTGTATTTTGATTGATTGTAACTCCATCACCAATTTTGAAATTACCAGATTGATTAGTGCTTGTATGTACAACTAAACCACCATTTCTAGAATCTGTTTCATTTTCTGGAATTGGTGGACTACCTCCACTATACGGAATAGAACTAGCAATTTCAGTCCCAGAACCAATAAACTCAAATGAATGTCCAGTAGCAAGAATTCTACTCTGTTTAAAGAAATTCACCGTAGTTCCAACACCAACTGCATGAGGTACATTTTCATTTATAGTAATTGTGGATATTCCATTTGATATTTCAGTAGAAGAATTAATAGTATAATACTCTGGTTTCAATACAGCAGTACCCGTAGCAGTATTTATTCCACTAGATGGTGCTGCAAAAGTGATTGTTGGAGCACTTTCATATCCCCTACCATTAGATAACATATTAATAGAAGTTACAGAACCGTTCCCTATAGTAGCAATTGCCTTTGCAGCAATTCCCCAAGAGACTGAAGGTGAACTTACAGTAACAATTGGTGCTGATGTATATCCAGATCCACCATCAGTAATCGTAATAGTATCAACAGTTTCGTAAAGGTCATTAAAGAAAACTGCCTGTCCATCATATGGTCTTACAACTTCTGTCTTTACAGTTCCACCACTTTCGTAATAATGATTGAGTGTAGACACTCCAACGAATGTTTTGAACTGTGTGCTTGACACTACTTCAGTTACATTGAAAGTATATCCATTCTTACCACTCGGGAATATATCAGTATCTGATCCACCACAATTCATAACAAGATCAGAAATAGTAACTCCCATGCCAACATTAAAGTCATGATCAGTAGTTGTTGTGATTGTTATTTCACCAGTCGATGCAGTATAGGTAGCCGTCGAAACAGATAATGTTGAAGTAGAAAGATCAATCTCAAATTGATCGGATAGTGCTGCTGCAGCAGTTGTAACTATACCAGAATACTTTTTACCACTTACACCATCGGCAACTAATCCATAATCACCAAAAGAAGAATTAGAGTTCGTTAAATCACATGCTCCACCAGATGCACACATGATTGCTTCTTCGTTGCAGATTGTAAACATAGAAACTAACTGTGCATACCCTTGATTGGTAATTGATGCTCCAATGCCACCCTGATTATATTGTGTGTATGAATCAAGCACCATTGATTTAATTGGACCAATAGCAGCATTACCATCAACTTTTATGCCAATACTATCTGGTATAAAGTTAGTACAGTTCTGCACATAAGGAGATTGGTTAATATATCTTGGTTTTGTTGGGTCAAATGAAATTACTGCTTTTCTAGGCAAAGTTCCTCTGAAGGACATTTCTGCGATATAGTTTCCATTGCCAACATAAAATAGGTCTTCATTTGCATTCTGGGGTGTTACTGTCGTCTCTCTTAAAGAATGTCCTATTACAGTAACTTCATCGGGAAGGATGATTGGATTGTTTTCAATGTATGAACCAGGTGCAACCTTTACAACTTTGTCTGTTGTTCCAGCAGATACAATAGAATCTACTGCTGCTTTAATTGTAAGTTTTGGTTCTGATAATGTTCCAGCATTAGAATCATCACCATTTTTAGCAACATAAACTATACTGTCTTCCCCAACTGAAGTTGGGGTTGCTGAGCTAAATTCAAACTTTCTAGCACTGTGATCATACTTTAGAAACTTACCATCATAAACAGATGAATTAGTTGCAATACCAACAATATCATCTAGATATTTCAGTTTAGTCTCACCACCACCACCGAGTGTCGATAATTGTTGTTGAATACGATTGATGAATAATCTATAATGACTTTGCAGTTGATCAAAAGTTACAAAATTCTGGTCAAGTGGTGTTAGTGGGTCTTCGTTTTTTGCAAAAGGTGGTTCAGTAATAATACTTTCTGTCAGTATTTCTCTTTCACCAAACTTTTCAAATACTTCTTCAAGATACTTAATTTTCTTACCAAGTTTATAATTCTGCCTCTTAAACTCTTCAATATTTAATTCTTGAATTGTTGATTTGACATCTTCTTGAATTTGCTCAAGACTCTTATTTTGTGTTCTAATATGAGATTCATTGCGAATAATATTAGCTTCAAGATTAGTTATCTTTTTCTTTAAATCTTGTCTGGTTTCTTCACTTTCTTTTAAGTCATTCGAAATTAAATCTCTAAAATTTCTAACTTCTTGAAGTTTATCATTAACTACTTTAATAAGATCAGTTTTATCTCCTTCAACTTCACTTATTTTTTCTAAAAGACTATTTGTAGTTTCTTCTAATACTTGATTGAAATCATTTAGTTTATTCTCAGTCTTTCTTTCAGTCTCAACAATAAAACCTTTGTACTTTGGTATTTCCTCTTCTCTAAGTTTGGCAAAGTTTTCATCAAGAATTTTAAAGTCTTCTAATATACCATCAAGACTTTGTTCATTAATTCCCCGAAGTGTTTCTGTAAGTTCATGATACTTATTATCAACAAACTCACCAACATCTTCAAGAGTTTTATTGACATTTTCCTCAAGTTTAATGAACTTTTTATCAGTACGAAGTTCACTATCAACAACTAATTTTTTATATTTTGGAAGTTCATCATCAACAAAAGTATTAACTGTTTCAGATAAATCAGAAACATCTAACCTTATTTGAATCAGATTTTTTTGATTAATAGATTTAACTTTATCTTGAACATCACGAATACATTCTTCAAGAAACAAAAGTTGCGAAACAAGTGCCTTATCTAAATCTTCTTTTGTAAGAAGACTCTTAATATCCTCATCTATCTCATCAATTTTCTCAGAGAGATGATTTACCTTTTCTATATTAGATTGATAGTTCCCTAATGTTTCAGAAAAATTAGTTAGAACATCAACTTTACTTAAATTTCTTTTGAATGCATCATAGGCATCAGAAAAAGTATTCAATTCAGAATTTTCAATACTACCCTGAATTACATTTTCAACAGATGCTTTTTGTCTATCAAAGTATTCTGATGGTTTTCTGATTGACACTATTATTACAAATCCTTATGTATAGATATTTATTATATTCCCGGGAAGGCAAATTGTCAAGTAATCAATAACGATATTCTTTGATTTTATCCAACACCTTATTGAGATATTTATGTGCTAAATCTTTTTCTTTCTGCCAGACTGCTTTAGATTCTGCATCAACTTCATGCTTGAGTTTAAGAACATGACATATCAGTTCATCCTTATTCAATTGATTCTTTGGCATATAATAAAAAAGACTCTACTCAGTATATAGAGTAAAGTCTTTTTTGTCTGTTATTGAATTGGGATTTGTGCTGGTATCAACATACCACCACCTGGTCCATCATCATCATCAGCATCAGAATCTTCTGTAATCACCGAATGAATTATAAAAGCACCCAACAAAAAGGTTGCTAGTAACATCATCTTACCAAATCCCAGGGATAATTTGGCCACTGACGGCATATGATCCCATTGCGGCAATGACACCAATCATTGCTGCCCAACCATTAATACGTTCTGCTCTTTCGTTCATTGTTCTTGCTCCTGTGTTTTGTTGTAAATAATGACTCTACCATTTTCATGAGTGA